TTCTTGGTTGTCTAAAATTTCTTTTTTTCAAACTTTTTCCTCTCTTCTTGGTTTTGTTATCTGGTTCTAAAATAAACTCATCTGGTTCTCGTCGTACTGATAAATGCGTCCAGTCATGATCCTCCCCAGCTGGCATAATCTCTCAACCCGTGGTTTCTGCTTAAGATTCGCCATATAATTATTATCCACTTCCGGCGGTATGGATAAATAACATTCCTCCGGTAATGGTAACCGATTCTCTGTGCAGACCTCGCGGATCTTTGACTGATAATAAATGATATGATTCCGTGTCAGATTCATATTGCATCCATCGGACCAGAACGGATCATTACACCCATTCTGGTTTATATCCTTCCAGTGTTCTATTTCTCTGTGGATGCACTGGCAGTACTCTTTCACTTTATGTTCTGCTGTCTGTATCATGGCAGCACCTCCACAAAATTTAAGGTTTACGCAAACCGGAGCTGTCCGGTCTGCTCTGCTTCTATCTGCATATTTGGCATCCGCTCTGCAACACACAATTCTGGCAAATTTGCTCTGACCAACGCCGCGGGGATTGGTGGACACACAGCATTGCCGCAGCGGCGCACCTGTTCGCTCCGTGGGTAGATCTTTCCGGTATAGTCATGATCGATTATGTAATCATCCGGGAATCCTTGGCATCCATATAACTCCCTTGGCTCCAGCATCCGCAGTCCGATATCCACGATCTGATAATCGACACCCTCTATCGTAACCAATCCGAATCTATCCCTGGCTGTCACAGTATCAAGCGGCTGTTCTATATCCTGCCCTGTTCCCTGTCCATAGTATTTAATCAGAAACGCTCTGACCTCTCCAAAGTGTCCGTCACCAGCCGTGATCGTTGGTAATGGCTGTCTGATATCTTTTCCGTCACAATGATTGTTCATCTGAATCAGATTTGCAGTAACAACGCTGTTATGATCCCATGCGGTCACTGTCGGAAGCGGATTTTCTACTGTTTCCCCAGCACCCTTATATCCTCCGTCATAGTACTTATGCAGGAATGATGTGACCAGTCCATATCTATTTGAGCTGTCAACTGTCATGATCGGATCTTCTATAGTCTGTCCTCTTACTCCATCTTTTGAAGTTTCAGAATGGTACTGAATCAATGTAGGACTGATAAGGCAATGCTCGTTTTTGCTCACAATCGTTGTAAGCGGCTCTCTAACATCCTTGCTTCGGTCTTTTGTAAATCCAGTCTGCCCGATCTGCACCATATATGGCTCTACAATCCCATATCCGTGCTTTCCGGTGATAGTCGGCATCGGCTCTCGGATGTCGTTCGGTCTACGCTCACCGCCATGATTACACTGAATGATAAAAGGCTTTGGATTATTCAAAACGAATTTTATAAATCCTCTGGCTATCCTGTCCATCGTCTTTTGTGCCAGTGGTCTTACTGCCCGGATGCCGTATTTCTCCTTGATTTCTTCCGAAGTATCAAAGATGCTCGGACACGGTCGGCTGAAATCAATCTGTGTATATGCTCCAACATAAGGTTTTTTCAATCCTGCCTTTACCTCTTCACTGTCTGCCGGTGCGTGTGTCGGCTCTGGCCAGACGATCGGCTTGCCGTCACACCGGGCGATCATGAAAAATCTCTTTCGCATGGTAGGTGCTCCGTAGTCAGCGGCAATCAGCTCCCGGAATTGCACTTCGTATCCTAAATCCGTGAGCTGCTGAACGAATTTCTGAAATGTTTCGCCCTGCTTTGCCTTAATCGGATGGTGTCGCCGTCCAAGTGGTCCCCATGTTTTGAACTCTTCCACATTTTCAAGCATGATGACTCTCGGTCGGACAAGTCCCGCCCATCGGCAGGCTACCCACGCAAGACCACGGATATTCTTATCTTTTGGCTTGCCACCCTTTGCTTTGCTAAAATGTTTGCAGTCCGGAGAGAACCAGGCAAGTGCTACTGGATGTCCTTTACAGGCTTTTACAGGATCAACCGCCCACACGTTTTCACAGTAATGCTTCGTATTCGGATGGTTCGCCTTGTGCATCTTGATAGCTTCTGGATCATGGTTGATGGCTATATCAACACTGTATCCGGTTGCCATTTCTATACCAGTGGAAGCGCCGCCCCCACCGGCAAAATTGTCAACTATCAATTCTCCATGTATCATTTTCTTCAAAAGGAACCCGATATATCGTTACCCAGGCCTGAGGTTCGGCTCCTTTCTAAATGTCTCTTGTAATTTTCAAATAATTATGCTAATATATAATCCTAAAATATTTAGCAATATAGCTCAGTGGATAGAGCGCGCCTCCTATAAAGGCATGGTCGT